TCACTAATAATGTACCGCTCAGGCCAACGTTCCGTGGTCGAGTGGATTAACTATCGTTTATCCGACGACTACAATGGCTAAAAAAACAAAGGCAGAGAAGCAAGCAGCTAAAGCTCTCAAAATTGAACAAAGACAGCAGAAGCAGCAAGAAAGGTATGCTTACGCTGCGGCTGATGGTAAAATCAGTGGCAGTGAACTGCAAGATATTTTTGGAAAAGGAGCCCGTCTTGGCACCATAAGCCGCGAGCAGATGGCAACAGAGCTTGCCAAGTTTGCGTTGGGTAATCCCAATGTTCAGATTGGTAAAGGCGTTACCAAGCAGATTGGTTTAAAGATTAGGGCTGACGAATCCGGCGGTCGTTATGCAACTTATAAGCCCGAGATGGTTGGGGGCGGCTTTGGCTCTGATGGTTCACCTACGGCTCGCCGCCTAGCTACCGCTGACTTCGGTAAAGCCAACACTTCTTGGTCTGCAACTGCTGGTGGTATGTACCGTTTTGGTGGTATGCCGAGTGCTCCAATGCAGCCGCTCAATACTACTGCTGGTTTGACTGAACCACTTAGTGGTGCTAGTTCAACAGGGTTAGAATATCTGAATACTGGAACCGGTGACATGGGTGGTGGCAGTGGTGGTGGTACTTCACCTATCTCTGATCCTTCTGTTACTGCTCAGCTGCCTAGCATCTCAACTGGTGTTGGTACTATGGCAAGTGGATTCAAGACTCGGAAATCCAGCCGCAAGATGGCTAAGGGCTCTGCGCAAGGCTATGGCTCTATGAAAATTGGTACTGGTACCCCGTTCTCCAGTACCGTTAATCTTGGTTAATTAAATGAACGCTAAAACAAGATACGATTATCTAACTAAGTATCGTACTTCGTTTCTCGACACAGCCGTTCAGTGCTCTAAACTTACGCTCCCTACTCTTCTTCATGATGATGACGATACGGGACGTACAGTACGGGCTAGGTTGATTACACCGTGGCAGTCAGTCGGTGCCAAGGGGGTAGTTACACTTGCATCTAAACTGATGCTTGCACTTCTACCTCCACAGACCAGCTTCTTCAAGCTGCAAATCGATGACACAAAAATTGGTGTAGATCTACCTCCTGAAGCACGTTCTGATCTCGATCTTTCGTTTGCAAAGCTTGAGAGATCAGTCATGGAAATTATTGCAGCCTCCAGTGATCGCGTTACCGTGCACCAAGCTCTAAAGCATTTGGTGGTAGCAGGTAATGCTTTGATCTACATGGGTCCTAAGGGATTGAAGCTGTATCCAATGAATAGGTTTGTCGTAGATAGAGATGGTAACGGTGAAGTCTTAGAGATCGTCACTAAAGAACGCATCAGCAGGAAGCTACTTGCTCCTATCATTAACACAACTCTTCCTGTCAATCCTCCTGGTGAGGATGGTTCGGATAGTGAGGAGGATGTGGATGTGTACACACATGTGCGACGTGATAACAATCGCTTTGTGTGGCATCAAGAGGTATTCGATAAAGTCATCCCTGGTTCACAAGGTAAAGCTCCCTTGGATGCTAACCCTTGGCTTACCCTACGCTTCAACGTAGTGGATGGTGAACCATATGGACGTGGTAGAGTGGAAGAGTTCCTTGGTGATCTCCGTTCACTTGAAGCTCTCATGCAAGCTCTCGTAGAGGGCTCTGCAGTGGCTGCTAAGGTCATCTTCACTGTTTCCCCTAGCTCCACTACCAAGCCTCAGTCCCTCGCTGCTGCGGGGAACGGAGCCATCGTACAGGGCCGTCCTGATGACATCGCTGCTATCACTGTTGGTAAGACGGCAGACTTCCGTACTGCTATGGAGATGGCTAGTGTACTTGAACGACGGCTGAGTGAAGCATTCCTTATCCTTAACGTACGGGATAGTGAGCGCACTACAGCTGAAGAAGTACGCATGACTCAGATGGAACTAGAGCAGCAATTAGGTGGACTATTCTCCCTGTTGACTGTTGAGTTCCTTGTACCTTACTTGAACCGCAAGCTGTCGGTTCTTCAAAAGACAGCAGAAATTCCTAGGATTCCTAAGGATCTTGTGCGACCCACCATTGTTGCAGGTATCAATGCACTAGGCAGGGGTCAAGATCGTGAGTCATTGGCTCAGTTCTTTACCGTCATTGCCCAGACACTTGGACCTGAAGCAATCAATACTTTCCTTAACCTTGATGAAGCGATTAAGCGCCTCGCTGCTGCTCAAGGTATTGATGTACTGAACCTTGTTAAATCGATGGGTGAGGTGCAGCAACAACGTCAGGAAGGTATGCAGCAAGCACAACAGATGGAGTTGGTTAAGCAAACAGCTGCTCTTGCCAACACTCCTGTCTTTGATCCAGAGAAGAATCCTGACGCATTACAACAAATTTATGGACAAAGCAACCCCAACCAAGCCCCAGAAGTCGAAGCGGCAACCGCTCCCCCCGGTTTCCCCGCCTAGTATTGAAGAGGCCCCTACCGAAGACGCTCCGTATATGAAGCGTACTAAGATCGGTGAACCTACAATCGGTCGTTCCCCCGATTACGTTGAGACTGTCGGTCTCGGTAATCTAACCGTAGTAACTGCAAATGGCAAACGAAATTACGCTTAATCCCTACGAACAAACTGAAGGAGAATTTACTGCAGAAGAGCAAGAAGCACTAGAGATTGGTGAACGTCTTGCTCAAGAGCAGAATCAACTCCTGGCTGGTAAGTATCGCTCAGCTGAAGAACTGGAACGCGGTTACCTTGAACTGCAAAAGAAGCTCAGCAATAAGGAAGAAGTTCAACAAGCTGAGCCTCAAGAAGAAGTTGAAGTAGAACAAGAAGACACTGAACAAGGCGCCCTCTATGAACAGATCATGGACTCTTACCGTAAAGGTGAGTGGGATCAAGATCTTGTCAAACAAGTAGAAGGCATGGATCCTGTTGATGTTGTTAATCTCTTCCTGGAGAACCAACAAGAACAACAAGAGACTACTTCTGTTCAAGCAACTTCTGAAGACGTAGAACAAATCCAATCTTCAGTTGGTGGCGATGTAGAGTACAGTAACATGATCCGTTGGGCTAGTGAGAATCTTACCCAGCAGGAGATTGATATGTATGACACTGTAATGGATCGAGGTGATCCGCTTGCTATGTTCTTTGCAGCTCAAGCTCTCAATGCTCGCTACAAAGATGCAGAAGGTTACGATGGTAAGTTGCTTACTGGCAATGCTCCTAAGACAAATGCTGATGTGTTCCGTTCTCAAGCAGAACTCGTTGCTGCTATGAGTGATCCACGTTATGATAAGGATCCAGCTTATCGTGCTGATATTGCTGATAAACTTGAACGGTCCAACATCCAATTCTAATGAACGACACTAACATCTTCGCTAAAGAACCCACCATGTACACTGATAAAGACTACACCGTGCCCCATAACGAACGTGCTGAACTCCTTAATGGTCGCCTTGCTATGCTTGGTTTTGTGGCTGCTGTTGGCGCTTATCTAGTGACTGGTCAAATCATCCCTGGAGTACTCTAATGTCTTGCGGTAAGAAAGGCCATAAAGGAAATGGCGGAAAGAAAAAGTAACGTCAGTCTAAAGATTGGCGTACACAAATCACGCACTGGTGGCCTTACAGCCGCTGGTCGTGCTAAATACAACAGAGAGACTGGCTCTAACCTAAAGGCTCCACAGCCTGAGGGAGGGCCACGTAAGCGTTCCTTCTGTGCCCGTATGGGTGGTGTGAAGGGACCGATGAAAGACGAGAAAGGTAGACCTACTCGTAAAGCACTGGCCCTCCGTAAATGGAAATGTTAAATGGCTAAGCCTGGTTTGTACGCTAACATTCATGCTAAGCGTATGCGTATTGCTGCTGGCTCTAATGAGAAGATGAGGAAGCCAGGCACTCCTGGTGCTCCTACTGCTGCTCAATTTAAGAAGGCAGCTAAGACAGCTAAGAAAAAGTAAGTATTGGTATATCCGCTAATACTGCGCGTGTATTGGCGGATTTGTAGGAGTAAGTAATATAAAAGTTCTTTGCTTTATTATTATGATTCCTCTTCTAACTACTCTGTCGGTGATCTCTAGTTGGTATGGCCCTGGTTTCCATGGTAACCTTACTGCTAGTGGTTCTCGATACAATCAACACGGCCTTACTGCAGCGCACAAGACACTCCCCTTTGGTACTAAACTTCGTG